CAAATCGAAAATGGTGTGTAAATTGCACACCATTTTTTTTCAAAATCAAAACAATGAATGGGTATAAATTAACCAAACAATTGGTCCAAATGGTTCATCACCGGCAAATTTCATGGGGTGGATTCGGATTCGGTGTGTATTTGGTGGAATTGGCAAACAAATCCCGGTCCACCGAATTTCCGGTGAATGCCGTGGACATTTCCCATGACACGGGGTTATCCCGAACCACCATCCGTGGGTTCATCAAGGAATTGCAGTCAAGCGGATTCATCACAAAATCATCACAAAAGTCAACGTATAACATCACCAAATTCACCATCAATGGATGGACAAAAATTGACCAACCGGTTGAACAAAAATTGACCATCCAAAATGAATCAGTTGGACAATCAGTTGGACAAAATTTGACCAACCATACCATATATAAGATAGAAAACTTAAAAAACTTAACTAATAGTAGTAAGAGAGAAAAAACGATTGATGATTTTTGGGATGAATTTTTGAACCAAGATTTGCATTGGCACCGGTTCCGGGATGCCCACCAAATTGACCAACCCACGTTGGAACAAAAACACATCGAATTCAAAAAAACATCCGTGTCCAAGGGTGCAACATACCCACGAATCCATTTGGTCAATTCCCATTTTTTCAATTGGTTCATGTCCACAAAAAAATACGAAAAAAAATCCGGTGGAAAATATGATGGAAAAAGCCCGGCGGAATGGATGCGAGAAAACGGAATGATTTGACTATCTTTGAAACATCAAAAACAAATACAATGGAAAACACAAAAACAACCTACAAAGAAAATCCGGAACATGACCGGGTATTTTTTTGCATCACCATCATTTCCGATGGGTTGTCCTATTTCGGGAACCAAATGCCGGAACCAAATGAATTGAAACGAATGGCCATCCAATTGGATGATGATTTCATGTCCATTCCCGGATTGACCAAAGATTTGATTGTGGATGCCATGAAGCATGGCCGGAAAAATTCGGACAATATTTTGAAATGTTCACCACGTTTGATTTTGCAATGGGTACGTGATTATAAAATCCGGTTCGACAAATCAAACGAACGGATTTCCCAATCAATCATCACATTCACCAAACAACCCGTGTCCAACGATGAAAATTGTTGTTGGATTGTTTCATGTTTCCGGGAATACAAAAGCAACAACGGGGACATGATGAAATTTTTTGATTTCGGTTCCGTGACTTATTCGGCCATTTACAAACATGCCGGGTTTTCATTGACCGAAAAACAACGGGCAATATGTTTCCAAAATGGGAAACAAATTGATTTCAAGTTGGGCGGATTGGATGAACTATTGTCCACCAAACAACAAAAAACGGATTCCATTGATGGCAATGCATCCGCATCCGCATGGGCATGTAAATTGTTTTTCGACCAATTTAAAACGGAATCCGATTTGAGGGATGCACTAATGTGGCATAAACCCATTCATTCCGACCATTGGACCAATGCATGGTATTACAACCCACAACGGCGGAAATACAATGAAGTGGTTGAGGAAAACAGAAAACACCAAGTTCAACAATTGACTATGAATTCCAAATGATTCAAGTATCACCAAAACAAATGGCATTTGGGTTATTTACTCCCGAAAATGTAAAAAAAGGTTTGATGAAATCAATTCATGACCAAATTGAAATGGGTTCAAAAACAAAAATTGTTTTTTCGGAAACCATTGAAAAAAATGGAATAACTACATTGGTTCAATATACTGAAAGTTTTTATTGGCAAAAAGTACAACAAGAAATTGAAAAACTATGACACCAAAAGAAAAAGCAGAAGAATTGTATTGTAAATATGATGCATTATTTAAAGCACCTTTCAAAAAGCATCAAGACCTAAAACAATGCACATTGATTGCAGTGGATGAGATACTAAACTCAAATTATAAAAATACATTAACTGATTTATGTTATAAGTTAACTTGTAATGAATTAGATAATTATTGGGAAGAGGTGAAAAAAGAAATTGAAAAGTTATGACACACGATTTTGAGTTTGAAAATTACATCATCTATTTTGAAAACCCATGGTTGAAACAAATTGACATCACCATGGTCACGGATGAAAACGACAACGTTTTGGAATTGTCCGAACGTGAATTGGAACGTTTGCAAAAGGAAACCTGGAAACATTGTGAATACAATGATTGGTTTGACAAATTCAAAATGGATGATGGGTTCAAAATGTTGGATGATGATAATGAACCAATTTAAGGCCATCAAAAATCCAATGTGGTATGAATATACCAATGACATGGCGAACGTCCAACCACGGGCAAAAAACACGGCAAATTTGACAACGTAACATGATGGCAACACGAACCAAATACAACAACCGAAAAACAAATGTTGATGGGATTGTTTTTGATAGCAAAAAAGAGGCGCAAAGGTATGGTGAATTGAAAGTCCGGGAAATGGCCGGTGACATCATTGATTTGAAATTGCAAGTTCCATTCGGATTCACATTGCCCGGTGACCAAAAACCCGTTTTCAAATACATTGCGGATTTTGTTTATTTGGACCGGACCAATGGCCAATTCAAAATTGAAGATGTCAAAGGTTTCAAAACACCATTGTACAAACTGAAAAAAAAATTGATAGAAAAACAATTCAACATCAAAATCATTGAAATATGAAAAAACAAACGGCAGTTGAATGGTTGATTACAGAAGTAAAAAAATTCAACACTATAATTACACGAGAATATGTGTTGATGTTACTCCAACAAGCCATAGAAATGGAGAAAGAGCAGATAATATCAGCATTTAATAATGGAGAATTTTTTGCATCAGATTATTATCACCCGAATAATTTAAGTGTTGACGGCTCTGAAAATTACTACAATCAAACATTTGAAAAATGAATATTAGCAAACACATCACATTTGCCGAGGCAACAAAATCCGCCACGGCAACCCGGTTAGGCATCAACAACAACCCATCACCGGAAATCATTGAAACCATGAAAACCACGGCGGAAAACGTTTTTGAACCAATCCGGGAAAAATGCGGTCCAATCCGGATTTCATCATTTTACAGGTCACCGGAATTGAACCGGGCCATTGGTGGTGCAAAGATTTCCCAACATTGCAAAGGTGAGGCAATCGACATCCAAGCCATCAACGTGACCAATGCGGAATTGTTCCGGGTTGCATGTGAGTTGGACCAATTTGACCAAATCATTTGGGAATTTGGGACATTGACCGAACCGGATTGGGTGCATGTGTCATTCAAAAAAGATGGCAACCGGAAACAAATTTTGAGGGCCACAAAGATTGGCAAACGTACAACATACGTCCCACACCGGTTATGAAAGTTCATCCATTCGACATTGGCCCATCATACGGGTTTGAACGTGGTGAGGAAACCAAGTTCATCAAATGGTTGTGGAATTACAAACAAAAGTTGAAACCCATGGTCCGAATGATTGGTGAAATTCGGAATGACAACCAACCCATGATTGATTTTTACATAAGCATGAAAAATGAACGTGATGAAATCAACAAAATTTTGAGTTTTAAAATATACACCAAACTTTGGAAACCATACATTGACAAAGCATTGATGTCCAATACCATCCCGGATGAATGCCGGGAATACATATTGGCAAAACGTGTGTATTTCAAGGACCGGGACAAATATTGACAAACATGCATTTTATACCATGAAAGTCAACACAAACATCATTCACACCAAAATCAATTTCGACCATGGCCGGTATTTGTCATTGTTGATTTCGGACATTCATTTTGATAATCCGAAATGTCGTCGTGACATTCTGAAAAACCATTTGGAAACGGCCGTGGAACGTGGTGCCAAAATCCGCATCAATGGGGATTTTTTCTGCATCATGCAAGGCAAATATGACAAACGTGCATCAAAGGACCAATTAAGGCCGGAACATGTTGGGCCGAATTATTTTGATTTGGTGGTTGATGAAGCAATTGAATGGTTTAAACCATTTGCACATCACATTGAATGGATTTCATACGGCAACCATGAAACATCGGTTTTGAAGCGAAATGAAATTGATGTGTTGAAACGTTTTGTGGATGGCATCAATGCCAAAACCGGTTCATCCATCAAATTGGGTGGGTATGGTGGATGGGAATGTTTTTCCGTTTCCAAGAGTGGCAGAACATCAAAAGTCAATTTGAAATACATGCATGGATTTGGGGGTGGTGGACCGGTTACAAAAGGAACAATTCAACATTCCCGGATGCAAACAATGATCAACAATGCGGATGTTGTTTGGATGGGACACGTTCATGAATTGTACATCATGGCATCGGTTAAGGAATCCGCCCATTTCGGGAAATCATTGCATGTGCGACATGATGTTTCATGGGATATTCGCACACCGACATACAAAGATGAATTCATTGATGGTTCACACGGATGGCATATCGAACGTGGCGCACCACCGAAAATCATTGGTGGCATTTGGATGGATATGGGATTCAAACGGGTTCAACGTGGTGGGGATGATTTGATGGTTCCGGATTTTGTTTTTTCGCCGTGTGTTGGGTATATTTGAAAACATTAAAAAATTGAAATATGGAAAATGACAAATTTGTTGGAAAAGGTTGGGTGAACCAATATGGTGGAATCAAAATCCAATTGAAGTTGGATGAAATCCAATCATTGCCGGTCAACCAATGGGGGGATGTGGAATTGTATGTTGGGCAACGAAAATCACCGGATGAAAAATCCAAGGCAACCCATTACGTGAAATATTCACAACCACAAAACCCGGCCATGGACAATGCCGTGAAAAAATTAAACGAATACGGATTCAAATGACAACACCAATGCATCCGTTAATTTTGGAATTTGTATCAAACAAAATGTACAAAGCGGATGCGATGTCATTGGCCAAATGGGATGGTGATGACCTATTCCAAGAGGTCGCATTGATTTTATTGCAGAAACCACCGGAAAAATTGACCATGATTTGGGATTCCGGTGGTTCCCGTTGGTATATTCAAAAATTGATGTGGAATACATACCATGGGAAACGGCAATTGTTTGACCGGGTGTACCGGGATAAATTGTCACGGGTTGATTTTGAAACATGGTCCATGGTTGCCGTATATGACAACACGTTGGATGAAAAGGTTGACCGGGAAAAATACCATGATGCATTTTTGGAATGTTTGGGTGGGTTGAATGAAATTGAAAAACAAACCATTCAATTGTCCATGTTCTACAAATCAACACGGGAATTTTCCAATTTTTCCGGGATTCCCTACAAAACATTGTCAACCAACATCAAACAAATCCGGGAAAAACTGAAAGCAGAAATTTTAAAAAGATTAAAATGAATACCATTTTTTTGTTGTTGATTGTTCCCATTTGGGCATCAACATTTGCATTGACCATCACCGATTTGACACGTTTGCCGTGGTTGGATTTCAAACCATTCAATTGTTTTGTTTGTTTGTCATGGTGGTTTGGTTTGATTGGCGGAATTTCCACCATGTTGATGGTTGATTTGCCGTGGCATATTCAAACATTGGCATCCATCGGGACCGGTGGCATGTCGGTCATTTACACATATTTTATCCGCAAAAACATTTGGAAACAATGATAAAAGAAAAACCAATCCAATGGACCGATGAAATGTTTGATTCGGCCCAAACTTTATTTGATAAGTATTTGCAATGGGTACGAATTGGCGAACTAAGGTTGGACCAAGCAGAAACCCAATTGGTCAAAACTTTATTCCACCAATTGAAAGGCCGTGAAATCAATGGTGGTTGCACCGGTTGTGTCGTGGATGCATTTGTGGTGGTCATGTCATTATTTGAATTTGAACACCGGAAACGTTCACAAACCATCATGGAATCCATGGCCAATATTTTAAAAGAGGAACCAACCCAAACAAATATTGAACAAACGTTCACGGAAAATGAACAAAATAAAAAAGTGAACAATAAAACCAATCACAATGCCGTTACCCAAAAGAAACCAAGACGAATCAAAAAATGATTTCATTGCCCGTTGCATGGGGCATGAAGTTATGAAACAAGATTTTCCCGACAACATCCAACGTTTAGCAGTTTGCAACACATTGGCCGTGAAAAAAAGTGAGTTTGAAAAAACGTTCAATGATTACCCAAAAAAAGTCACGGAAAATGCAAAACGTGGAATTGAATTGAATGCCAAAAACGGAAACAAATGCGCCACGATGGTGGGGAAAATCCGTGGGCAACAATACGCAAATGGTGAAAATGTTTCAATTGAAACCATCCGGCGCACCTATTCATATTTAAGCCGGGCCAAAACGTATTTCACCGGGGCAAATGAAAATGAATGTGGGTACATTTCATTCATGTTGTGGGGTGGAATTGAAGCATTGAAATGGTCTGAAAACAAATTGAAGCAATTGGGGGAAATATGAAAATATCATTTGATTACGATGGGACATTAACCCAATCCAAGGTTCAAAAGATGGCAAAATTTTTTGTCAATTTTGGTGATGATGTTTATATCATTACGGCCCGGAATAAAACCATTGGTGGACCTGTTTTGGAAATGGCTAAAAAATTAAACATCCCGGAATCAAACGTTTTTTTGACCGGTTCAATGCCCAAAAAAATTGAAACCATCATGGACAAAAAAATTGACATACATTTTGACAACAACAAAAATGTGGTTGATGCATTGAACATGAACAAATTGAATGGGGTATTGATATGAAAAATTTGCCGGAAAATTGGGGGAAAAATGGGTTGAAACAAAACCCACAAAACATCAATCGAAATGGGCGACCAAAAAAGATTGAAAACGTGGTGGGTGAATTGTTTGCCACGGAATTCAATTTGAGGTTGTCCAAATCACAATGCCATGAAATCATTGAATCATTGTTGACCATGACACATGGCCAAATCACCAAATTGGGTGAACGGGATGATGTTCCATTCTGGATGAAAATGATTGCCAAAAAAATGGAACGTGACATGAACCGGGGTTCCGTTCATTTGATGGAAATTTTGTTTGACCGGGTATTTGGCAAACCAAAGGAAACAATTGACACAATCAATTCATCACCGGAACCATTCATCCAAATTGATGTTGTTTCATCCGAAATCCCATTGGCAAATTCCGAAAATCAAATCATTGAATGATGTTCAAAACATCGGTGATTTTTGAAAAGAACTATTCATCCAAGGCCAAAATTGTCATCAACCAAGGTGGGACATCATCCGGGAAAACCTATTCCATTTTACAATGTCTGTTTCTCAAATGCATTGAAATGGCACCGGAGTTGAACAACAAAGTTGTGACCATTGTTGGTCAAGATATTCCCAATCTAAAATCCGGGGCATTAAGGGATGCCCAAAACATTTTGAACACATCACCGGAATTGCAAAAATGGGTTCAATCATACAATTCCACCGAACGGATTTTCACCTTTGTCAATGGGGCCACAATGGAATTCAAATCATTTGATGATGGACAAGATGCCAAATCCGGGAAACGGATGTTTGCATTTTTCAATGAAGCAAACGGGATTTCCAAATCCATTTTTGATGAAATATACATCCGAACGGAAAAACAAACGTTCATTGATTACAACCCGAATGCCCGGTTTTGGGTTCATGATGAATTGGTCCCATTGCCGGAATCCGAATTGATTATTTCGGACCACCGACACAACCCGTTTTTGTCCGATGAAACCCGGATGAAAATTGAAAATTTGAAAAACCGGGACATGGAATTGTGGCGAGTTTATGCCCGTGGCATGACCGGGAAAATAGAGGGATTGATATTCCGGAATTGGTTTGTTGTTGATGCCATCCCATCCCATTGTGAATTGGTTGCATACGGATTGGATTGGGGTTGGAATCCGGATCCAACGGCCATGGTGGGTGTGTACAAAGGTGATGGACAATTGTGGGTTGATCAATTGTTGTACACCAATGAAAAATTGAACACGGATTTGATTGCATATTTAAATGAAATTGGATTCGACAAAACCCACCAAATCATTGCGGATTCAAGCGAAAAAAAATCAATAGAGGAATTCCGCCGTTCCGGATTCCGAATCATGGGTGTTTCCAAGCCATCCGGTTCAATCCAATACGGAATTGATGTGTTGAAACGTTACCAAATAAACATCACCAAACGTTCCAAACAAATCATTGATGAATTCAACAATTACAAATGGGATGAACGGATGCCGGGAAAAGCCGTGGACAAATTCAACCACGGAATTGATGCCATCCGATATGTTGCCATGACAAAATTGGGAATCACAAACAAGGATAACTACCACATATTATGAAAAAAAAAGTTGACAACATTTGGCACAAATTAAAGGTGGGCCAATTCCAAGAGATTCAAACGTTGGGCCATTTGGAACCATTTGACCAATTGAAAACCATTGTGGCCATTGTGGATGAATTGTCCATGTCAAAAGTGGATGAAATGCCCATGTGGGATGTTCAAAAACGTGGTGTTGAAATCATGGACCAATTGCAAACCATGAATCATGCGAAATGGAAAACCCATGTTTATTTGGATGGGACACGATATAAAATCATCCGCATGTTTGATGAAATCACTACCGGTCAATTTGTTGAATACAACCATTGGATTCATGGGAAAACACCGGCGGAAATCATTGGGAATTTACATTTGATTATTGCAACATTATTGACCAAACACAAATATTTTGGGAAATGTGAACCATACGATGGAACGGCCCACAAAGAACGTGCGGAGTTGGTGCAAAACCACATGAAAATCATTGATGCCATGGGGATTGCGAATTTTTTTTTGGCCACATGGATTCAATTTGTAAACAATATCCCGGAATTTTCAAAAGTGTTGATGAAACAAGCGGAAACGGAAATGACCAAATAACACCATTCGTTCAAAATTACGGATGGTTGATTTTGGTTGACCGGATTGCCGGTGGGGACAAAATGAAATGGAATGATGTTTTTCGGATTCCGGCCCGTGAATTTTTGAACATCATTGTTTTTTCCAACATGCAGAGGGAACAAGAACAATTTGAAATGGACAACCACCGGCGAATGGTGTAATTTTTTGGAATTGTGCATTGGTAATTGATGGCAAAAGACAATTTTTTTTCCGTTGAATTTGATTCCTTTGGGGTTGATGAATCCGTTGCCAATGATGTCACGGGTTTTGATGATGTCCAAAACGTGTTGTTTGAATGGTGCAAAGAAACCACGGAATTGATGGTTGCCGAATTCGACAACATGCCGTTTGATAAATACGGGCAACGGGTTGGGCGGTCCACCGGTAATTTGCGACAAAAATTGGTGGCATTGCCGGTTGAAAAATTTGGTGAGGTTTACACGGCGGAAATTTCATCCCAGGATGTTGATTATTGGGCATATTTCAATTATGGTGTCCAAGGTAGATATTCAACAACCAAGGCACCGAATTCACCATTTCGATATAAGGATAAAATGCCACCATTATCCGCCATGCAAACGTGGGGAATGGAAAAAGGATATTTCACCGGGTTGGATGAACAACAACGGGAATCATTGGCCAAATCCATCCGGTGGCAAATCTATTCCACCGGAATAAAGGCCCGGCCATTCATTGAACCGGTATTGACTGAAAAACATATCCAAAAATTGACCGACAATTTGGGGGAATTCATTGCCGGTGCAATTGCACAAATCCAATTGCCCAAAACACCAAGCAGATGATTACAATAAATAAAACACCGGCCACATACACATTTTCCGGGAATCCAATGACCATTGTTTTGGATTCGGACAATTCATCCGTTGTGGGGATGAAATACGTTTGTGATGTTTCAATTGATGGAACTTTGGTCACACGTTTGAAATGTTCACCAAATTCAACCAATGGTTATGGTTTTTTTGATGTTTCCGGGGTTGTTTCAAAATTTGTGGGGATTGATGTTGATTCACAATCCGCATGGACCATGGGACAAAATTGTGAAAACATGTTTGTTGATGTGAATGTTGATTTTGCAGAGGAAATTTCCGGAACAATCACCACGTTTTCCCAATTCGATTTCCGGGCCATTACTTATGCCATGGATTGGTTGGATTTCCCATCCGTTACATTGCCGGATTTTTTCCAAGATGGTGGGACACGTTACACACGGGCATTGACACAAAACCAACAATACAAATTCACATTGGACACACGTTCATATTTGTATTTTCCAATCACCATTCAAACATCATCCAACATTGATTTGATGCATGTGGAATATTTTGATGGGATGGGTAATTTGATTCGACAATTTGAATTCAACACACCGGTCCGGGAATTTCATGATTCAAGTGATGAAAACCCATCACCATTGATGGCCGTTCCATTCGGGCCAAAAACGTTGGAAATATTATCGGAATTTGTTTGTTCCGATACACAACCGGGTTCATTCATGTTGAATGAAGCAAAACGGGTTGTCATGTATGGTGTTTTGAATTCAATGGATTTGGAACGTTTAACAGAAATTTACGAATACGAAATCATTGAACCATGCCCGGTTGTTGAAATAACGGAAATGCATTTTTTGTGGGGTGGTGTTGAAACGTATGTTTTCACAAAACCCAAACGGGAATTTGTTGATTCGGAAAAAACCAATTCATCAAAACCATCCATGAATTTTTTGACCGGGTTGTACAATGTTAGTGATTCGGGCCGGTTCGTTGCAAATGTGAATTCCAAACAACGTTTTTCCGTGGTGTCCGATTGGTTGAATGATTCCGAATTTGAATGGTTGTCACGATTGGTTCAAACACCGAATGCATGGGTGACAAATCCAACGTTGGGGAAAATGGTGCCAATCATCATCACCAACACATCATTCCAAAAATTCAAACGGCAATTTGACCAATTGAACCAATTGACCATTGAATTTGAATACACGTTTGACCAAACAAACCCATTCCAATGATTGCCGAATTGTATTTGAACGGACATCGGATTGACATTGAAAATGACATCCCATTGCCCGTGACCTATTCATTGAATGAAATTGAAAACCCAACCGAACGGAATTCCGCCGTGTCCAAAACCATTGAAGTGGTGGGGACACAAAACAATGACCGGGTGTTTGGGGAAATATACATGATTGACCAATACATCATTGATTTCAACCCATTGGAGAAAGCCACGGCGCAAATCATCCGGAATGGTGTTGAAACATTCCGTGGGATTGGCCAATTGTTGTCCATCCGCAAAACAAAATCATTGGTGGTGTATGAATTGGGATTGTATGGGGAATCCGCAGATTTCATCCGTTCCGTTTCCACAAAGGAATTGACCGACATTGATTTTTCCGATTTGAACCATGAATGGAATTCAACCAACGTGTATGATTCATGGGTTGTTGCCGGAACCGGAAATGGGTATTGTTACCCGTTGATTGATTACGGCCAATTACCGGCCGGTGAACGTACAAACACACCACCGGCATCCCAATTATACACCACCGAAATGTTTTATCCCGGCATTTATTTGAAAACGTATGTTGACCGGATTTTTGCCGGGGCCGGGTTCACGTATGTTTCCGATTTTTTGAATTCGGAAATGTTTGCAAAATTGGTGGTTCCTTATGGGTTGGCCGGTTTACCATTGATGCCGGAACAATTATTGTTTCAACAAATGTTTTTTGTTGGGTTGGATGGTGGTGTCCAAGATATTACCCAAGGCACAACCATTCAAATCAATTTTGGAATTGACACACCGGAACCATTTTTCAATGGTGGCAATTATGACACGGCCAATTTTGAATTTGATTGTGTCACAACGGACCAATATGATTTTGAATGCCACATGAATTGGCAACCGAATTTGTCAATTTTGGGATATGACCAAACGGCCACGGCGCAATTGTTTGTCAATGGGGCATCCGTTGGGACATTAGCATCATATACATGGGCACCAAATACGGGAAATGCGGTCCAAGTGAGTGGAGTTTTGACCGGTATTTCATTGACGGCCGGTGATGTGGTTGATGTCCGTGTTTCTTTTTATTTGGATACCGACACACCACCACCAATTTCATATTTGCGAATTTTCACGGATGGTTCGTTTTGGTTGAACAAAATTTCCGGAACACCAACCATGGCAGTTGGTCAAGTGTGGGACATGAACCAAACCATTGTTCCAAAAATCAAACAATCCGATTTCATGGCATGGGTATTCAAAATGTTCAATTGTTTTGTGATGCCGGACAAATACGATTCCAAAAAATTGTACATTGAACCATTCCCGGATTTTTATGCAACCACGGAACCACCAATTGATTGGACACAAAAATTGGATGTTGAACAAACAATGACCATTGAACCGGTTGCATTGGCAACCCAAAAAACGTTTGTTTTCAACCACCGGGATGGTGGTGAATTCATTGCCAAAAAATATCAAACGGCATTCAATTCATCGTATGGTTCCCGTGTTTATGAAATTGAAAACGAATTTGCCACGGATTCAAATGAACAAACCAATTTATTTGCCATTGCACCGATGTCCGGGTACACATCATCATCCCGTTTGATTTCACGAATTTGGGACATGGATGAAAATGGAGTTGTCAAACCTATCAATCCGGGTTTGCGCATCATGTTCCATGGGTTCATTGAATATCCCAAAAATGCCGGGTTTTTTGTATTTGAGGGAACACCATTGGCATCATATCCGTATGCCGGGCATTTGGACAATTTGTACAATCCACAACACGATTTGTGTTTTGGCATCCCACGGGAAATTTATTGGACCAATAACACGGAAACAAACCAATTTTGGAAATACACCAACGGCAATTTATTCAATCGATATTGGCGGAATTATGTTGATGAATTGACCAACGTGGATGCAAAACGTTTGGTTGCCAATATCAATTTGGATTCGATTGACATTTACAATTTGGATTTCCGGAAATTGATTTTGATTGGAAACACCATGTTCCGGTTGATTTCCATTCGGGATTTCGATGCAAACAAAAACACATCAACCACATGTGAGTTCATCCGGGTGACCAACATTGAACCATTTGTGGCAACACAATTCACATTGACCAATGGGGCAAATGCATTCATTGGGGATGAACCAAAACCATACACAATCATTGAATAAATAAGCCATGGCAGATACTACCAAAAACATATTGATTCGGGTAAAATCGGAAACCGATGACGCAAACAAGGATTTCAAATCATTGCAACATGAATTGAAAGAAATTCAAAAGGCAATGAATTTGTTGTCAGAAGCCGGAAAAGAGGGTTCAAAAGATTTTGAACTATTATCACAACGTGCCGGGGAATTAAAGGACCAAATCGGTGACACAAAGGCCCGAATTAACGCATTGGCATCCGATACATTCAAATTGGATGCAATGACCGGGGCGGTTGAGGGCCTTGCATCCGGGTTCGCAGTTGTTGAGGGTGCAACGGCATTGTTTGGGGCGGAAAATGAAGATTTGCAAAAAACATTGGTTCGTGTCCAAGGTGCCATGGCATTGCTTCAAGGCGCACAATCAATCCAAAATTTGTTGCAAAAGGAATCTGCCGTGTACATTGGTGTCACTACATTGGCCCAAAAAACATACAATGCGGTTGTTGGTGATTCCGTTGGTGTCACAAAAGCGTTCCGGGTTGCATTGGCCACAACCGGTGTTGGTGTGTTGGTCGGTGTCATTGGGTATTTGGCATCCAATTGGGAATCATTAACCAATGCCATTGGTGGTTCAAACCGGGAATTGGGAATCACAAAAGAAACATTGAATTCCGTTGGTGAACAATATGCAGATGAACAAGTTTCCGTTCGGATGTTGGTTCATGAATATGAAAATGTCAATACATCCGCAACCCGGAAAAAGGAAATTTTGCAAGAGTTGAACAAGATTTCACCAAATTATTTTTCCACGGCAATCAAAAACACCAATGATTTGAAACGGGCGCAAGATTTGTTCAACCAATCTTTATTGGCGCAAGTTGGATTTGAAGCGGTCAAATCAACCATGATTGAAAAACAAAAAAAGTTTTTCCAAGATAATGGTGAGGCAATGCAACGTTTGAATCAAATCTATGATGAAATGAATTCGTTGCAAAAGGAAGCGGAAAAAGAGGGGGACCGGGGGAAAGCATCGGGGCGTTTAGCAATTTTACGTGAGGAACGTGCGCAATTGGAAATCAATTTGAGTGGACAAAAGGAAATGTTCCAACGGGAACAAGATAATTTGTTGAAATATGCGGATACGTTCAAAGTTGCAATGGACAAATTGGGTGGACCGGCAATTGAAGAAAAATCACCGGTTCAAAAAATGGCAAAACAAACAAAAAAGGTTGTGCGCCAAACATTCGATGATTTGGACATGTTGACATTGAAATCCGTTGGAACAATTGCCCAAAAAATGACAAGGACATTGGATGATTTTTCATGGTTTTATGAACAACAACGGGCATTGTTGGACACGTTCATGGAAGACAATTCACATTCATTTGACCAAATGCAAATGCAATTGGACACGGCATTGGCGAACCGGGTTATTTCGATAACGGAATACAATGAACGTGTGGCCAAATTGAACCAATTGGAATACGAATCTAAGGTGGAAACGGGGAAAGCCATTGCCAATGTTTTACAAGCCATGTCGGATGCAGTTGGAAAACAAACCAAGGCCGGAAAAATCATGGCAACGGCATCCGCATTGATTAACACATATTTGGGGATTTCCGAAGTTTTGAAAGCCAAAAACCCGTACCCGGAACCATTCGGAACGGCCATCAAAATTGCCAATGCATCGGTCATTGGAATCAACGGGTTCAAACAAGTTCGTGAAATCAACAAAGTTCAAATTCCAAATCAATCCGGTGGTGGTGGCAATACGGGTTCACAACCATCATTGGCCGGGGCATCCGGTTCAATGCCCAATGTTCAATCCATCGGTTCACAATTATCAAGTGCAACAAAAATCCAATTGAACCAATTTGAGAATTTCAAAAATCCAACAATCCGTGCGTATGTGGTGGAATCCGATGTGACCGGGACACAACAACGGGCAAAACGTTTGAAACAAACATCAACCATAAAATGATAAAAATATGAACAACGAAAATGAAATACCATTGTTTGAATGTGTCATTGATGAAAATGATTTTGAAACCGGTGTGAACTTTGTTGCATTGGTTGGGAAACCGGCCATTGAACGGAATTTCCACATTTTCAATGAATCCAAAAAACATCAATTCCAAATCAATGATGAACGGCGGATTGTATCCGGTCCATTGATGATTCCTAATTTGCCAATTTACCGGTATGATGAAAAAACCGGCCCATATTACGTGACATTTTCCGAATCCACCATTGAAAAGATTGCCATGAAGTTCATGAAAAATGGTTTTGGCAAAAATGTCAACATGCAACACAAAACACCGGTGGATGGTGTTTACATGTTTGAAACGTTTTTGATTGATGGCAAACGTGGAATCAACCCACCAACGGCCATGAATGATTTGCCACATGGGACATGGTTTGGTTCATACAAAATTGAAAATGATGATGTATGGGAAAACAAAGTGAAAACCGGTGAATTCCGTGGGTTTTCAGTTGAGGGGGCATTTGATGAATTGTTTGTGTTGAAACAAAACCAATTCAAATCAATGTCAATGGTTGATGAAATTTTGGAGTTGTTGAAATAATTTCGGCCAATTTTTTTCAACCCATGCATTTGTTTTCAAATAAATTTTTCAAAATATGAATACAACAAACCAATTGTTGGTGGGTATCCGGAACATTTTGAAAATGTCCAAAAATGAAGCATTTGCAATTTACACCACGGCATCCGGAACGGATGTGAAAATTGATGGTGAAATTGTTGTTGGTGCAAAAGTTTTGGCCATTGGTGAAAATGGAATGGAAATCCCGGCACCGGATGGGGAACATGAATTGATTGGTGTTGCCAAAATTGTGGTCACCGATGGTGTCATTTCCGAAATCATGCCCATTGAAGATGAACCATCCGTGGAAATCGAAATTGAAGCAGAAGCCGAGAAAATGGCGGATGAATCAAACATTGAATTGGCGGTTGAACCATCAACCCAATCCATTGATTACGGCCCGGAAATCGAATCCATGGCGGAACGAATCACAAAATTGGAAACAATGATTGCAGATTTGATGTCCAAATTGGGTGGCATGTCCAAAATGAACGAAAAAATGGCATCCATGTTGAGCAAAATTGAATTGTTGCCCACGGCGGAACCAACCAAAAATGAAACGTTTTCAAGTTCCAAAAAAGATGAAAAATGGGAACGTTTTGAAACATTGAAACAAGTATTAAAAAATAAATAAAAAAAATGAGTTACACATTTACAGCACCATTAACGCAGTACACCAACCAAAATGTATTGCCATTGATTACCAAATCATTGTTTGATGCCCGTACCATTTCGTTAATCAACAAACAAGTTGGTTTGAAAGGTCCATCAACATTGAATTTGATGTCCGAAACCACATCATTTGCTTATGGTTTTGGTTGTGGGTTCACATCAAACGTGGGAACTAATGCAACAGATTTCACACAACGCACAATCAACGTTGTTGATGTCAAGGTCTATGAATCATTATGCCCAAAAGCATTGCAACAATATTGGATGCAATCACAATTGCCATCCGGTTCAATGTTGACAACCATTCCATTTGAGGAACAATACGCCACAATGAAAGTCAAGGCCATCCAAAAGGCATTAGAAACAGCCATTTGGACCGGTACCGGTTCGCTCGGTTCAATCAACGGATTTGCAAACATTTTGTCCGGAGTTACCGATTACAATGCAACCGTTTCCGGATGGACAACATTGACATTGGCGGATTTGACCGGGGCATCCGGCGGAGCAAATGTCATCAAAATGTTGAACCGAATTGAAACCAACATCCCGGCGGACATTCGTGGGGCGGATGATGTTGTTATTTTTTGCGGAATGGACATGTTCACCATCATCAAACAAGGTTTGGTAGCGCAAAACTATTTCAACGTTTCATATTTGAATGGTGTTGAAACATACGAATTGACATTGCCCGGTTCCAACATCCGTTTGATTGGTGTGAATGGTTTGAACACATTAAATGATTTGTATTTCGGCCGTTTGTCCAATTTCTATTTCGGAACCGATTTGTTGGGTGAGGAAGAAAAATTTGAAATCTTCTATGCAAAAGAGGCGGATGAAGTTCGTTTCATGTGCGAATTCAAGGCCGGTGTACAGGTTGCATTTACCGACCAAGTTGGTCGTTTCATGATTGTATAAATTGACCATGGTGGTGGGGTAAAATCCACCACCATTTTTCCACCAAATAAAAAGATAAAAAAATGAGTTGTTCAATAACAAGCGGATATGCATTGGATTGCAAAGAATCCGTGGGTGGAATTAAGGCCGTGTACATTGCGGATTTCACATCCATCACATACGATACACCAACCGGTGGCGTAATTGCCAACGTTGATGCCGGTGATTTTTACGAATTTGAGTTACCACCACAAACGGGGAATTTTACCACCACGGCAAATTCATCCATTGAAAATCAATCCACGTTTTACCAAACCGAATTGGTGATTGCATTGCCACGTTTGTCAACCACGGCCCGAAATCAATTCATGGTTTTGACAAAAGGCCGTTTTGCCATTGTGGTTTTGGACCGATTAGGAAACAAATTTGTTTTGGGTTATGAAAACGGATGTTTTGCCACAACCGGAACGGCTGTTTCCGGAACGGCAATGGGTGATTTGAATGGACAAAATTTGACATTCACATCATTGGAAACACAACCACCATTGATTTTGACCGGTTCCATTCCAACCTAATTTTTCACAACATATTTCAACAAAACCGGTTCCAATTTTGGGCCGGTTTTTTTTATTTGGCACAATTTGATTTTTTGTGCATTTGTTTTCATGCAATTGTTGAATTCCGGAGAAACCCAACGTTTGTTTTTCACGGCCACGGAAAACATGGTTAGTGGGAATTATTTGTATTTGTTGATTGAACATATTTCAACCAATGAATCATTTTTTTTGTCATTCCCAAAATCTGCAAACGTGTCAACATACACCGACCGGTGGGATGGGTTTGATGTTTCAATCCCAAACATTCCCATTGGCCAATGTCGGTATTCACTTTACGAGGGTGAAACCGGTGCAACATCGGTTGATTCGCCGGAAATTACCCGAATGATTGAATGCGGATTGTATCAAGTTTTGACAAATGAATCAACGGATTTCACAATTGAAAATCCAATCACATATTTTGAACCAACAATATGAAAAGTGAATACGCTATTGTAACATCACCGGCCAATTTGGACAAACGGACACAAATGAAATTTGAATTGGCCATGCCCGTTTTCAAGGTTGTGACCGGCAATGATTTTGTGGTGTATGGTGAGGACAACAAATTCCCAATGTATTTGTTGGAAATGTACCAACGTTCCGCCAAACACAATGCCATCATCAATGGAAAAGTCAATTACATTTTCGGTGGTGGGTTCACATACGACACAAACAAATTGACCGATGAAATGATTGGTCAATTGGGGGATTTTATGGAAAATCCAAATCCATTTGATTCAATGAATGATGTGTTGCGAAAAACCATCATGGACAATGAAATTTTCAATGGTTATGCATTGGAAGTTGTTTGGTCATTGGGTGGCAAAATTTCATCCATTTCACATGTTCCATTCCATGAATGCCGTGTGTCGGTGGATGGCAAAAAAATTGGCCGTTCAAAATTGTGGGATGGCAACCGGAAACCAAAAGATTTGGAAATTTTTGACCGGTTCAATCCGGAACAAAGATTGGGAAAACAAATTTTCTATGTGGTGACCTATTCGCCAAATTGCTATCATTACCCAATCCCGGAATATTTCGGGGCCATGGCATACATTGAAAGTGATTCCAGAATTGCCAATTTCCACGTTCAAAATTTGCGGAATGGGTTTTTGGGTGGATTCATTTTCCAATTCAACAATGGGGTTCCAACGGCGGAAAAGCAACGTGAAATTGAACGCAAAGTCAAATCAAAATTCGGTGGGGATGATGGTGAACGCATCATGGTTGAATTCACCGATGGGGCCGAATACGGGATGAAATTGATTCCGGTTCAAGCGAATGACCTTGACAAACAATTTGACATCCTTAATGAATCCATCCAACAAGAAATTTTCACGGCGCATCGTGTGACATCCGGAATGTTATTCGGTATTAAGGAATCCGGCCAATTGGGTGGCCGTTCGGAATTGGTTGAATCTTATGAATTGTTCAAATCGGTGTATGTAAAGGACCGAGCAAATGAACAAATCCGTTCATACAATTATTTGTTGTCATTCAATGGGTTTGGCAATGTGTTGGAAATCATCCCAACCGAACCAATCAAAGAACAATTAAGTGAACAAACGTTGTTGCAAATTGCATCCCGTGGTGAATTACGTGCCATGATGGGATTGCCGGATGACACAATTGAAGTTCCAAAAACCACCGATTCCATCCAATCATTGTCACCATTGGTTGCCAATAAAGTGTTGGAAAAATTAACCGATGCGGAAATCCGTTCATTGGTTGGATTGGGAACAACACAACAATCATTTGCATCCATGGATGATGATGATTTGTTGATTGCAGAATTTGAAAACCATGGTGAATGTCAATCGGGTTTTGAATTATTGAAATCACGGCCAATGCGATATGGGTTTGAATTAAAAGAAAACGAATTCAAATCGGAGTATGAAGATATTGACAAACAAATTGTCAAGAAAATTGACAAAAACCCAAACATTTCATCGGATGCCATTGCAACCGAATTGGGATTGGACATTGATTTGGTTGCCGAACGTATTTCCGCATTGATTGAAAATGGTTCCATCAAAGTAACCGGGACATTGAAAGAAATTGGGGAACCGGCAAAAGATTGGGTTAAGTCCAAGGACATGACACAAATGTTGGAAATCCGGTACAAATACGATGTGTTGCCCGAATACGGGCCAAAATTATTGGAAACATCCCGTAAATTTTGCAAATACATGATTGAAAAAGGCCGGTATTACACACGTGAGGAAATCAACCAAATTTCCGCAAAGATGGGTTATTCGGTTTGGGAACGTAGAGGCGGATTTTACACCGACAAAAAAACCGGATTGACACGACCATCATGCCGTCACATTTGGGTTCAAACATTAGTGAAAAAACGTAATTGATAAAAAAATGGATAAGGCCCTATTTATTACGGAAACGGATTTGAAAAATGGAACGTTCATCAATGAAAACGTTTCCATGGTCAAGTTGCGACCATTGGTGATGATGTGTCAAGAAATGCAAATCCAACCCATCATCGGTTCGGATTTGTACAATGAAATTGACCAACAAATCATTGATGGGAATTTGTCAAATGAAAACCAAACGTTGTTGTTTGAATATATCCAACCGGCATTGAAAATGTGGGTAATGGCGGAATCACCAATGATTTTGTCATTTCGATATGTCAACAAAAATGTTGAACGTGGGCAATCAGAAAACAACACCATGGCATCAATGTCCGAGTTACAAAAACAAATGGACTATTTCAAAAACAAGGCCCAATGGTATTCCGAACGTTTAACCCGTTTTATCATTGCAAATGTTTCCGATTATCCATTGTACAACGGCAACAATTCCATTGATGACATCATCCCATCACGTGAAAATTACAACACCGGGTTGGTGTTGGATGATTGTTGGACCAAACAAACGTTTGAACAACGTTTCCAAGGGGAAAACGGGTGCAATTGTTGATTTGTATGCATAAAAAGAACCAAGAAAAAATAAAAAAATTGTGGCATGAAAAGTTGGAATTCAGTGAAAAAAGCGTTGTTGGAGTTTTCCCGGATTCATCCGTTGGTGAATTCGTTTGGAACGGGCCGAATAACGGACACAAATTCCGCAAAAATCGTGAATTTCGTTGATGCGGATGTTGACCGGATATATTATCCATTGGTTTTCGCATCACCGGACAATGCCACATTGAATTCCGGATTTTGCCAATTGAATTGTGGTTTGTTTTTCATGGACAAAGTTGAGGAATTCCAAAAATTGGCGGATGGTCCAACCACGGCGGATGGTGTTGATTTGCAACAATTACAACCGGATGAAATCATGTCGGACATGTTGCAATTGGCCACGGATTATGTTGCCAAATTTACCAATGATTACGAATTGGAATTGGTGGGTTCACCATCCGTGACATTTTTTGATGATGTATTTTCGGACCGGGTTGCCGGTTGCCGGGTTCAATTCAATTTGGCCATCCCATTTGGTCCAAGTATTTGCGCCATTCCAAGTTTGACCGGGCCATGGGTGTTTTATTACGGGGCAAATGAATCCGGAATTGTTGGTGATTTTTGGGATGGTTATTCCATTGCCATCCGGCCCGGAATGGAAATTGACATTGATGCATTTGAACCGGATGCCACGGAAAACATGTATTTGTGGTTTGCAATCCCATCAACCATTTCCGTGACCAATTGGCGCCGTTCATTGATTGACCGGGGTTTGATTTCAACATTGTTCAATTTAGCAGATACAACAACACACAATGGGGTTGTGTATGATGTTTATGTTTCCAATTGGCAAACAAATGCCACAACCCAAATGACTTTGTATTGATATGATAAATTTGACCGACAATTTTAATTTGAACAAACCGGCCCATTTAGATGGCCGTGTTGGTCCATGGGAATCAACCGGGGATGCCATCATTGGTGTTCCATTTGACAAACGTGAAATTGGATTGACCATTGTTGTTGATAATGGTTCCGGGGCCGTTGAATATTGGTGGAAATCCGGATTGGCGGATGGGGATTTGGAATTGAAATCATCCGGTGGTGGTGGTTCATTTAATTGTTCCGATTTGTTGACATGTACAACATTTACGGATTTGCAAACCGAAGTTGCCGGGAAATTTGACATACCAACGGGAACCACGGCCCAATATTTGGATGGTGTTGGAACACCAACCGATTTCCCAACGGCCGGTCAATCCGGGACATTGGTTCGGGAAATCCGAAATGAAACCGGGGCAACATTGACAAAAGGAACGGCCGTTTATATTTCCGGCGCATCCGGAAACAAAGCCGTTGTATCAAAAGCCATTGCAACCGGTGACACAACATCCGCACAAACGTTTGGAATCATCCAAGCGGATATACCAAACAACCAAAATGGATTTGTTGTGGTTCGGGGGGATTTGGCCGGGTTGGATACCACGGCATTCACCGAGGGCGCACAATTGTATTTGAGTTCCACCACGGCCGGGGCATTGACCATGGTGAAACAATACGCACCAAATCATTTGGTGTATATTGGTATTGTCACACGTGTCCATGCGAACCAAGGTTCAATCGAAGTGGCAATACAGAACGGGTATGAATTGGATGAATTGCATAATGTTTCCGCACAAACACCAACCAACCGGAATGGATTGTTTTTCAATTCAACAACCAATTTGTGGGAATCCCGTGCCATTGCCGGGGCGGATTTGCCATCCGGAATTGATGCAACCAAATTGGCCAATGGGAATGTGACCAATGCGGAGTTCCAAACATTGGATGGTGTTACATCCGCCATTCAAACACAATTGAATTCCAAGGAACCAACCATCACGGCCGGGACAACATCACAATTTTTTCGTGGTGATAAAACATTCCAACCAATTGGGGCATCCGATGTCCCAAAGGTTGTCCGGCCATCGGTTCGTTTTTTAACACCGGTTTTGTCCGGGAATCAAACCACGGAACAAGTATTGACAACAATAAGCATTCCGGCAAATACATTGGTGGTCAATGACATCATCAAAATTGGTGTTGTTTGGTCATTTTCATCCAATGCCGGAACAAAAACACCACGTGTCCGATTGGGCAACAATACAATCATCGGCAACCAAGTTTATTCACCGGCATCCATTTCCGCATCCGTGAATTCGGTTCAAATGGAAGTATTGGCAATTGTGACATCATCAACCAATTTGAAATTGTTTCCATCCGCAACATCATCCGGATATGGAACCGGAACCGGTGCCGTGACAAACAACACAATCAGTTTGTCAAGTGCAATTGATTTCACAATCACTATTCAAAAAGCCACGGCCGGGGATACGGCATCATTGGAATTTGCGTACATTGAAATATTGACATCATGATGAAAGTTTATGCAGTTACATTGGTGGATGGTTCCACCGAATACGATTTGAATTTGTCGGATGCCATGGCATTGTATCAACCCGGATGCCGTTTGTGGGAATCCACCAATGGTGGTGGTTCATACCTTGAAATTGAACCATCATGAAATCATGGTTGATTCATTTGTGGATTGGTGTGGTGGCATTTTTATCACCATTGGTTCCATTGGCATTGTTGGTGTCCACATTGATTGGTGTTGATTTCATTTTTGGAATTTTCAGGGCATACAAAAACGGGGATGAAATAAGTTCCCGAAAAATGGGGCATTCGATTTCAAAGATATTTTTGTACAACATGGCCGTTTTGTCGGTTTTCATGTTGGAAAAAATAATCATTGGGACCAATTTGGAGTTCACCAAAATTTGTGTTGGTGTCATTGCCATGGTTGAATTGAAATCCATTGATGAATCATTCAAATTGTTGTATGGTTTTTCTATTTATGAATCCATCATCAAAAATTTGAAACGTGGAATAAGTGAAACAAAACCCAATAAAAATGAAAAAAGCAAATGAAATGGGTGTTTTGGAACGTTTGAACGGACCAACACCAAAGTTTTTCAAAAAAGTTCAAACCATGGGAATCATTGCCGGTTCGGTTGGTGCCATGATTTTGGCATTTCCCGTGGCATTGCCCGTGGCCGTGGTGAATGTTGCCGGTTATTTGATTGCATGTGGCGGAATAATGGCCGGAACATCACAATTTGCGGTTGATGATTCAAAAAAATGAACTATATTTGAAACGATGAATTCCATTCATTGTTTTTGATTGATGGCCGTGGTTTTGCCATGGCCGTTTTTTTTGTTTTGATAGTGTTTTTCATGTAGTTTTTTTTTGGAGTGTGGCCAATTGTGAAATTCGCCACATTTTTTTTGCTCAAAAAATCTTTGTTTTTGATAGTGTTTGCCCACAATTTGCAAAAATCACAAATATTTTTTTGAATTTATTTTGCTCAAAGTATTGCACAATTCATTTTGGGCATTACCTTTGTTTTATAGTTCAACAATCAAAAACACAAAAACATGAAAAAACAAATTGAAATCATGCATTTTCCAACAAGAACGTTGGATGTGCGCACATTCCCAACGGAAAAAATGGCCCAACAACATTTCCGTGAATTTGCGGATTTCCACAACCTTGACATTGATGGTGACATGGCCGGTGGAATTGGGTTCGATTACCGGGTTACACTTTGCGAAATTGATTGACCCATGAACCATACACAAACAACCATTTGGGGATTGGTAACATTGTTCATTTTCCTAATCACCAAAAACCCATTCACCATGATATACATGGTTTTTGTTGGGGCCTACATTTCAAAACGTATTGAAAACAAAAAAATCAAAAGACATGAAAACAAATAATGTGAACATCCCAAATTTGAATTCGATTGGACATCATGATGGTGATTCCGGTTGGTCATTTACCATCAAACCATTGGATGGGGATTCGGTGCCAAATCACATGTTGTGGGACATTTACCACATCGCAAAACATTTTGATTGGGATTCCGATGAATCATTGTTGGATGAATTGAATTGGTCATTGAAGTATTGCAACGAATACACAACAACCATTGCCCATTCACCAAAATTCACCATGGACATTGATGAAACGGAATTCACATTTGAATTCCAATTGAACCGAAATGAAAACAATTTTTTAATCACATTTAATTTCAAAAAATGAAACGTGAAATCAACAAAATCCGGGTGGGCCGGAAAAAAATTCAACCCAACGTGTCCGATGCATTGGCCATTGATTTGGAATACAACCGGGTAAAAAAAGGTTATCGCATTGCTGATTTGCCAATCAGTCAACCGACATACCGAAAATGCATCATTGATGGGGTAATTTCACCGGACAAATTGGAAATTATCAAACAATTTTTGTTGGATTGATTTGGAAAAAAGAATTGAACAAATAAATTTGCAAAACCAAAAAAAACAATTTAATGGAAAACACAATCAAATCATTGGCCAAATCATTGGTCAAGGCACAATCCACCATTGCCGGGGCAATCATGGATTCAAACAACCCATTTTTCGGTTCCAAGTATGCGGATTTGGAATCCGTTACCATGGCAATCAAAAAACCATTGGCTGAAAACGGGTTGGGATATGTTCAACGGGTTCACCGGGAAAACAATTTTGTTGGGGTTGAAACCATCATCATTCACGAATCAGGGGAAACATTTTCAAATGGTGTCACATGGGTTCCCGTTACCAAAAACGATGCCCACGGATTTGGGGCAGGTTTGACTTATGCCCGGCGTTATTCATTGGCATCATGTTTTGGTGTTATTCAAACGGATGATGATGGCAATGGTGCCATTGGCAACACAACGGCAAATGCGCCGGTTTCAAAGGTCAAAACAAACCAAGGTGGCCCAAAGTATGGCAACACCAAAAACGAACCAACCACGGCCAAAAAAACGGATAATGTGCCGGTGAAAAGAAAACCAACACCGGAATTGACCAAACAAGTGATTGAACGTTGGTTGGCTGGGGAATTGGATGTTGTGCAAAAGGCAAATGAATTCATTGAAGTGGACCAAACCATGATGGATGAATTTTACATTGCAACCGGTGTTGAATGGAGTTTTAAAACAAAATAAAATCAAAACAATGGACATGATTATCACAACCGAAAAATTGTTGGATTCAATTTCCGGCAAATCATCCGTGAATGCATTAGCAGAGGCAATGATATTCAACATTCATGAAGGAATCACCAACCCATTGGAATTCCGTGTCAAGGCAAAAATGGTGATTGATGCATTGGAAAATGCAATCAAAATGACCAATGATGATGCCATGGTTGAACAAATGAAGCATGGCAAACGTTCGGAAATGTTTGGTGCCGTGATTGATTCCGTGGAAACCGGTGTCAAATACGATTATCAATCCACCAATTGCCCGGAATGGAAACGTTTTGATGAAATGGTCAAACACTATTCCGAACTAAAAAGGCAACGGGAAACGTTTTTGAAGTCATTAAAAGAACCAATGAACATCATCACCGATGATGGGGAAATTGTGACCATCAACCCACCAATCAAAAGTTCAACAACGGCATTGAAAATCACATTGAAATGACGACGGCAAAATGGAAAAAAATGGTGGATGATTACGATTTCATCCACCGAATTTTGGACAATGAATCCAATGGCCAAAAACACAATGATGGAATCATCCGAACCATTGAATTGTTTTTGGAGAAACACAAAACCCAATTGGTCCAACCGGAATCCCATTCGATGTTGGTTGATTTGTCAACCCGGTTGCAACAAAAGTTCAACAACAAAAAATTCAATTAATGGCATTATTAACAAAACCCGAAAAATCCAAATACAAATATGTATATGTGATAAAATCATACGGCCGTTGGTCATATCAAGCATCAATTATTGTCAATGGGAAACACACCACCAAAAATTTTGACAATGAACATGATGCCGGAAAATGTGTTGACCTTAATTTGATTGGCCGTGGATTACAACCCGTGAACGTATTAAAACCCAAAAAATGAAATACAAACAACCACAACATGCAGAGGACATCGAATCATTGAAATGGCGGATGTCTTATTTGGAAAACCAATTGACCGGTGAAATGAATGATGAACAATTTGCCATCCGGGATGAAATCAACCAAATCA